ATGCTCGTAACCATCAACGCAATCGCTAACGCCATTGTCCCTGTGCTGCTTTCGGTCATTTTTGGCATTTTGGCCCATTCAGCTCCAGCGCTGATCAAACTTGGCACGGCATTCATTAATTCCAAGCTGACCGAACATCAACAAGCAGTTCTTTATGCCGCCGTGAAGGTCGGCGAACGGGCCGCTGCTGCGCAAGGCTTTACCCCTGAGAACGCATGGGAATCGGCCAAAGACGTTGCGGTCAACGCTGCCATCGAGTATGCCAAGCGGTTTGGCATCTCCCTCGACCCAAAAACGCTCACCCCGTTGATTGAGGCCGAAGCGGCCAAGCAAGAGCGCCTTCGGCCAATGGTGATTGATAGTTCGTTCGTGCCGGTTGTGACCGACGGAGTGTAGCCAATGAGTATCCTTGATTTGCCAGTTGTTGATATTCGGCATCTGCTGTTGCGTCGCCCATCGCGCCATCTCATCACACGGCCACTGAACAGCATTAGTGGTAGTGCAGTGCATTACAACGGCGATGCTACCGATATTGCCGTGCTTGAAAGCGCAGAGATTCGGCATCTTCAGGCAATTGCGAAGTATCACGTTGGAAAAATTTGGGGCTATGCCCAAGGCGTGGCTATTTATGGCCACGGCATTATGTATCACTACGCTATCGGCGCGACTGGCACGATCTACTGGCTGCGCAACCAGAGCGACATTCTTTGGCATTGTGGCAATGCGACGGGCAACAACACAACCGTTGCTGTACACGCGCCTATTGGTGGCAAGCAACGCCCAGCGGATAAACAATGGGATTCCATGATCAAACTGTTCAATGCGTTGGCTGATGATCGCGGGTTTCATGCGAAGTCCAAAACATTGGGTCATAAGGAGTGGAATCCCAGCGAATGCCCAGGCATCCCGCTGATGGACAAGATCAAAACGTGGAGAAATGAAACGGATCGCCGTGGTCGCTATGAAGTTATTAGCCCAGATGGGGCCAACGTTCGACAAGCGCCCACGACCCAAGCAGGAATTGCCGTGGTCTATCCGGTCGGCTATCAGTTTGATGTGTACGGCATTACCCGTGGTCAATCAATCGCCGGCATTGATGAATGGCTGAACAGTGGTGACATGCGTGGTTTCGTGCACCCTACAACATCGCGAAAGATAGCCTAATGATCTGGTATGCGCTGAGCTATCTCGGCTTCGTGTATGTCTTTTTGATCGCTATCAATATCGATTTATGGCGATTTTTCAGAGACCTTGATCAAGAACCCTAGATCTCAAACGTATTATTACCCGCCGCGCCAGCGGCGACACGACCGAGGCGGTGACCAATGACCACCAACAAAGCAGAAAAAGCATTGACGGCGAAACAACGGCGCTTTGTTGATGAATATTTGGTCGATTTCAACGCCACACAGGCGGCCATTCGTGCGGGCCATTCTCAACGTTCAGCGTCATCAATCGGATCGGAAAACCTGAGAAAACCTGAGATTCAGACCGAAATTAATCGTCGACTCGATAGCATCATGCCCAAGGCTGAAATCTTGGGGCGGCTCGCACAGCAGGCTCGCAGCACCATGCAGGATTTCTTTTTTATCGGCATGGAAGAGCGAACGATTGAAAAACGCCGGATTCAGATCAGCGTTGACGACAAGGGCCGTCAAGGGCAAGAGGTAATTTTGGAGGAAACCGAGGAGAAAGCCATGCGTCCGGCTGTCTACCTCAGCCTCGTCAAAGCCCAAAACCTCGGCAAGATGCACTTGATTAAGAAGTATTCGTTGGGACCAAAAGGTGAATCAATAGAGCTATACAACGCGCAGGATGCACTGACCACGCTGGGCAAGTATCACGCGATGTGGGTGGATCGCGCGGAAGTCACTGGCGAGGATGGTGGTCCAATTGAAATTTCTGAAATCGTTGTAAAGAAGAGCCATGAGCGTCCCCCAGCTCTGGACGACGACTAATGGCCGACTTGAGCTTGATCTGCACTATGGGCAGACGCAGGCTTGGGAGTCAGAACGCCGATTCATCGCGGTTATTGCTGGGACGCAATCAGGCAAAACATCGTTCGGGCCGCAATGGCTGTATCGCGAGATTAAACGACGTGGGCCTGGCGACTATATGGTGGTCACGCCCACCTATCCGCTGTTAGAGGTCAAGGCACTACCGGAATTTCGGCGCTTGTTTGAGCAAACGCTGAAGCTAGGGCGCTACTACGGATCGCCTGTTCGGCGCTTTGAATTCAGCAAGGCGGGAGCCAAGCGAATCTTTGGCTTGAATGCGGATACAACCACGGTGTTTTTTGGTTATGCCGCTGATCCGGAATCGTTGGAATCCGCAACCGCCAAAGCCGTCTGGTGTGACGAAGCAGGGCAAAAGAAGTTCAAGCTCGCCAGCTGGGAAGCACTCCAGCGGCGGTTATCGCTCAATGAAGGACGCGCACTGATCACAACCACACCCTATGACCTTGGTTGGCTCAAGGTGTTGCACGACAAGTGGTTGAAAGGTGACAAAACAATTGAGGTAGTGAATTTCGCCTCAATTATGAATCCGGTGTTTCCACGGGCAGAGTACGAACGGGCACGGGCAGAGCTTCCCTTGTGGAAGTTCAGGATGTTTTACAAGGGAATGTTTGAGCGGCCTGCTGGGCTGATTTATGGGTCATTCAAGCCGGAGATTCACAAGGTTCCGCGCTTCACGATTCCAGACGATTGGCAGCGCTACCTTGGCCTCGACTTCGGGGGCGTGAATACCGCCGGATTGTTCTACGCTGAGGAGCCAACCAGCAAGCGCCTGTATCTGTATCGCGAATACAAAGCAGGCGAAAAGACAGCAGCAGAGCATGCACGCGACCTGCGCAAAGGCGAGCCAATGATTCCGCTCTGTGTGGGCGGCTCGAAAAGCGAGGGGCAATGGCGGCGTGAGTTTCGGATGGCTGGCCTGCCCGTCAACGAACCTGACATCAAAGAAGTTGAAATTGGGATCAATCGAGTCTTTGGCGCTCACGCTCGCAATGAAATCTATGTCTTTGATGATTGTGATGGCTACTTAGCCGAGAAGGGGAGCTATAGCCGAGCACTGGATAAGGAAGGCGAGCCGACCGAGGAAATTGAGGATAAATCGACCTTCCACTTTATGGACGCTGAGCGCTACATCATTGGGCGTATTCGGCGGGGGATTGTCTAAATGGGACGCAAGAGCCGCAGAAAACGGGAGCGCCGAGCACTTCAGCACGGGCTATCAGGGATTGAGGATGTTGTGCCGTTCAATTGGGTGCTTATGGAGGCATTACTAAAACGCAAGCGCAAGGATGATCCATTGTTGTTTGGCGATGTATTCGACAATCAGCCTGATGGTATCGAATCGGGGGAAGCGCAGGATGGACGACCTATTGGCTAGGCTTCGGATGCAGGTTTTTCATAAAGGGGATATCCCGTGGATCAAGAACAATCGGATTACACAGTACGCGATTTGGTTCAGTCCCTACACGGCGCAGTTGGCCGTTTCTGTGAGCTTATCGCTCCGGCGTTGGAACAATATGAGTCTGTTGCGCCGGAGATAAAAATCACGCTGCCAGTCGATCAGGGCGAAGAGGAAGCGCCAACCGCTGCTGTCTCAATCCATCCATTCGCTGAAGAAGTGGGCGATGCAATCGCAACACTCAGTCAAAACTTTTTTGATTTTTTCGACACCATGCAAAACGTCTATGCCCGCCAACGTGGCGACGCACGCCGCGATTCTGTGCCCACTCGCGATGATCTTGTTTTTCGCCTCTTTGAGCGCTGGCGATTGACGGGCGGCCCTGTTGGGAATGCTGCCACCCAAAAGCAAAAAATCATTGCTGAACTAGAAGCCTTGTTTGCTCCAGCTCCAGCAGAGCCAGATTTTTCGGCAGCCGTGTGCAAGGCTGTCTTTGATGCTGAGCGCTGGCGGCAACTCACGAGTGATATTGAGCATGTTTTGATCACGTTGGTTGATGACAATGACACGATGACCTATCGCCGCCGAGCAGCGACCAGAGTGATTACTCGTTTTATTGAGCAATTCATTAGCAATGAGTAGCACTTGGGAAATTCCCAAGTGGAGGAACTATGAAGCACATCACCACACCAATCAAACTCTTTTGTATTGAAGCCATTGCCATGGTTTTGGTGTGGATGCAGCTGCTTAGCCAATGGCTGCGCGAATCGCTGCCTATTGTGCTGTTGGTTGTTCCGTTTGTCTTTGGCTGGTTGGTTGGGGTCGTGGTTTCGTTCTGTATCTGGCTGATCGCGGCAGTGGTTGAAGGCTATCGGAGTGGCCGACTATGAAGTTTATTGAGGCAATCAAGCAGCGCGTCGCTGCAATCCGAAAAGCCAGCAAGTACCTGCCCCATCTGCATGGTATTGAGCATGTGTTTAGCAGTGCGCGAACCGGCGATTCACTCTATGAAATCGACAACTACATGGAGTTCGCGGGCATCTACAACAGCTATGTGTGGGTGCGCAAAGCCGTCAACGTGATTGTTGAGTCGCTGGCTCCGCTGCCCGTGCGCGTTGTCGATAGCAATGGCAAGCCGCTGAAATCACATCCGCTCAATGACTTGTTCGGCTATATCAACGATACGACCACGCCCAGTCAACACTGGCAACAGTATTTTATTCACTTGATTCTTGGTGGTGAGAATCCGGTCGAATTGGTCACGAACAAGGCCAAAACGAAGGTGATTGAGATGTGGAATCGACGACCTGATCGGTTGTGGATTCTGCCTGATTATGCACGGCTCAACTACCCGCGCATCGCTGAATTTGTGTTTTATGGCCAAGACGCTGACCCGATCCGCGTCCCTGCTAGTCACATGATTTTCGACCGTTTCTACAATCCGCGCAACGTATGGCGCGGCATCACGGTGCTTGGCGCGCTGCGCACCGGCGTGAAGTTGGATGTTGCTGGCCAACGTTGGAATGAAAGCATTGTGACCACGGGAGCCAAGCCAGAGTATGCCGTGACGACTAAGAAGTTCTTGACGGACGGTGAAAAAGAACGGCTTGAACAGCAGGTGATGGACAAACATGGGACGGGCCGACCGCTGATGCTCGACGACGAAACCACGATTGTCCCCTACAGCTGGGCACCAAAAGATATGGAGTGGGTTGAGCAGCGGCGTTTTGCCCGTGATGAAATTGGCGGCTTGTTTGGCATTCCAGACGAGATCATGGGTTATGGCAAAGATACCTATGACAACCTGAAAATGGCTGAGCGCTTGCTGTGGCGGGTCACACTGAAGCCCTACATCGGGCGGCGTGATTCGGTCTATACCAAGCACTTTACCTACACCATGCCGCTGCTTAACAAGGGCGAGCGCATCGAAACCGATGTCAGCGATGTCAGCGCCTTGCAACAAGATGATGATGCGCTGCTGGAGCGGGCAACTAAGTTCTTTGGTATGGGCGTTCCGTTCAATACCGTTGATCAATCGCTGTCATTGGGGATTGGCGCAATCCCCGGTGGCGACGTGGGCTACCTGCCATCAAACCTGATTCCGGCTGATGAAATGAACGCTCCGCTGCCAACGCCGCAAACCAAAGGATTTGAGGTTTTAGTCAGAGCCAAAAAGCCGAGCGCAGCCCGCACAGGCCGCGCACTCCAAAAGATTCGCAAGCGCATCGCAGCGGATATGGAAGTGGCAATTGAAGGCTATTTCGAGGAGTTGGCCAACAACGTTGTGTCCCGTGCGCGAGCGAACAAATTCGCACGATTTTGGCACAAGGCCTTTACCGAAAAAGCGGTGCCTGACCTTGATGTGCTGATCACGGACGACGATGTGACCAAGCTTGGTGACATTGTTGGCAGTTTCTATCTGCAAATTTGTGAAGCCAGCTGGGAGACGTGGAATAAGGCCTTAGGGGTCACGGTTGAATTTGATGCCGATAACGCGGCAGTCGTCGCAGCGCTCGACCAAGCAGGCGAGCAAGTGCGCATGATTGACGAAACGACTAAGAGCGCTTTGCAGGAGTTACTGAAATACGCAACCGAGCAAGGCTGGACGATTAGTCAATTAATCAAAGGCGACGAGAACCAGCCAGGCATCAAGGCACTGATTCAGGAAACCTATAAAAACCGTGCGCGCACGATTGCCCGCACCGAGCTGGGGACGGCCCAAAACATCTGCACGTTGGCCCGCTATAAGGACGCTGGCATTAAGGAGGTGGAAGTTTTTGATAACGGCCAAGACGATCCTGATTCGGCCTGCAAAATCGCAAACGGCCAAAAATGGACACTCAAGGAAGCGCAGCAAAAACTGTTGCAGCACCCCAACTGTACCCGCGCATTTGCACCAGTAGAACCGAAAGGATAGGTCATGGCTCGCATCATCAAAGCTGGCCCCGATGCGCCAGTCATTCACAAAACATTCAACTTTGAAGTAATTCGCAAGGCGGAAGCAGGCGAAACGCCAGGCGGCAGGATTCGGGTTAATACCGCACGGCTCGATCGTGAGAACGACATCATTCCACCAAGTGGTGCCGTGCTCGATAACTATTTGCTCAATCCCGTTGTGCAATGGATGCATAACTATGCCGACCCATGGTCAACCATTGGCCGCTCAATCGTGATCGAACACTCCAAAGAGCATATCGATATTGATTTTGAGTTACGCCCAGCGGCGAATGAGTACGACCCGCAAACGATCATTCTGCTGCAATGGAGTGGCCTATGGGTGAAATGCGCCAGTATCGGTATGCGGCCACTGACCTATAAAGCCAATTCCAGCGGTGGCTTCATTTTTCCATCGTGGGAATTTGTGGAGTGGTCACTCGTGCCCATTCCGATGAATCCTGACGCATTACGCCAATTAGGCGTGCAACCATCTGCCGAGGTGGTGCGCCGCTTCTATGGAGGATTTGAATCTATGGCAAAAGCACCCATGCATCCATCCATTCCCGTGCTCGACGGTGGTGGCTTGCTTCAAAAAAGTATCAGCCTTGATCGCTTGGTTGAGGAAGTCAGCACCGCGATTTATCGCGTGTTGTGGGATCGGGATAGCGATGGCTATTACCACTATGACGGTGTGCGTCGCCACGTGGCAGCAGTCTACGAGGATCACGCGATTGCCTGTATTGGCCTTGCCTTCTACCGTGTTGATTTCACGATTGAGGCTGGGTTGGTCAAGGTTCAACCACGCGATGAATGGGTTGAAGTGGATCGCGAGTGGCCCGAAATCAGCACCACCATGACGACCATTGAGCGCTCGATGCTTCAGGTCATTGGCAAGGCTGGAGCACGGCACAGCACCAAAGATATGAATCTCGTTCAACAAATGCACGATACCGCGTGCGCACTGGGCGCAGCCTGTGGCAGTGACGAAACCAAGGCCGAGGCTGATGAAGATGTAACCACCAAAACGCAACCAGCACCGGAGGAGGTGATCGACATCGACAAAACCAATATTCGCGAGGTGATCGCCTCGCTCAAGACCGTCATCAAACGCTAAGTAACCATTGAAATTTCTATTGAGGTACATCCATGGCAAGTCAAGCCGAATTTGAAACCCTGGTAGGCGAAATCGCCCAATTGTCCAATGCAATCCGCGAAGGCGGGTTGATCGATTCCGAAAAACTCAAGGCTGAGTTTGCAACCCAATTCAAGGCCTTGACCGATTTGCAAGCCCAGCAAAAGCTGGAAGAAGCCCCTGATCGGCGTGTGCCTGGCGCGTTGGTTGGCCCCAACGGCGAAGTGCTATCGAAGAGCAACCGCTACCACGGCATGCTCAAGAATTTCGAGCAAGCAGGCAGCAGCCGCTATGGTGCAACCAAGGTCAAGCCGGTTGATCTGTGGATGGCGCACAACCTGATCAAGAGCGCCCATGCCCTTATGCCAAAACTCGTCAATGCCCCTTCCGATGATCTGGATATGGCAATCAAGGCCATGACCGCTGAAGGCACAGGCACGGGTGCTGAAATTGTCCCAACCGATATGGCCACGCAATTGTGGGATGACATGTATTTGGCATCGCGCATTATTGGCTTGATGCAACCCATCAACATGACCAGTAATCCATTCGAGATGCCATTGGGCTTGGGCCGTCCAACGTGGCGCAAAGGCAAGGAGCGCACGCGCACCACGACCAGCGACTCAAGCACTCAAAAAGTCACCTTGACCGCAACCGAGTTGGTTGCCGATCAGGAATGGTCATACACCCTGAACGAAGATGCCGTGGTGGCGCTTATGCCAGCCATGCGCGCCAACTTGGCGTTGTCTGGTGGCGAGGCCATGGATGCCTTTGCCTTGAATGCGGATAGCACCTTGGCGAGCAGCGGCAATATCAATAGTGACGACGCTGCTCCTGATGCCGATAGCTACTACCTGAGCGAAGGGCAAGACGGCATTCGCCACCAATGGTTGGTGGATAACACCGCCCAAAACTTTGATGCTGGTGGCGATGCGTTGGTTGATGGCGATATCACCTCAACCCTTGGCAAGATGGATAAATATGCCACTGATCCATCGAAATTAGCCATCTTGACCGATGTCAGCACCTACTTGGGCGGGTTTCTCAAGTTGGATACCGTAACCACCATCGATAAATTTGGCCCCAGTGCTGTCGTGTTGAGCGGGCAATTAGGCTCCTATCGCGGTGTGCCAATCGTGCTCAGCGAGTCCTACAACAAGGCTGAGGCTGATGGCAAGCAATCAAGTATTCCTGCTGCCAATACGCTGGGTGGTTTTACCGCAATGAACCGCGCCATGTGGACCGTTGGCTTTATGCGCGACCTCTTGATCGAAGTTGACCGCGATGTGCGCGCCCGCACCTACATCATGGTGAGCAGCTTCCGTCAAGCCATCGCGGCCCATGGCACGCGGTCAACCGCCAAGCACACCGCTGGCTGCCGCAACATTTTGGTCTAAATATGCACAGCCCTGCGTGAGTGGGGCTATGCCTAGTTTTTGAGGTAGTTATGGCCAATGAACTTGATCGCAATGATGGCGTGGATGTGACCTTGATCTTCAGCATCGCTAACCCAGCAGCTAGTGCCACAACTGCACTGACGTTCCCGCAGGGCACGACAGGCTTCAAGGTCCCCGCAGGCTATCAATTCCATCCCATCTGCTTAAGCGGCGCAAGCAATGCTGACTTAGCAGCCGGAACCGCCACGTTCGCGGTAACGGCGGGGGGTGTGGTACTGGGCAATGGCCCAACTGCTGTGCTCAGTGATACGGTGCAACAAGCCGTCGGCGTGAAGCGCGTCGATGCCGCACCAATCAACCCAGGTGTATTGGTCGGCGTGTCGGTTACGACCAACGGCGCATACGCGCCAACAACCGCTGACCTTGATGTGGTGCTGATTGGCAAATTACTGCCCGCTGCATAGGCAATTGCACGCATAAGGAGGTTTTGTTGAAACTCGAATGTATTAGCGCCTATAGCAACAAGCCGCTGAAGGTCGCCTATAACCTAGGCGATGTCTTTGAGGTTGATGAAACGATTGGTCAACACTTGCTGAACGATTCACCCGATTCATTCGTGAATCTATCCGAGCTTGAGGCCATTGAAGAAAAAATGGCAACGCTGCAACGTCAGCTCGCGCAAGAGCCAGCGGGTCAGCCAACCCCTGATCCGGCAGGTCAACCCCCGCCCGATCCGCAACAAGGCCAAGCGCCTGACAATCAGGTATCGGAACCAAAAGGTAAGAAGAAAGCAACGGAGTAAGCAATGGCAAGTCTCTTAACACTAGCCGAGTTTCGCGCGGTGGTCACAACGGGCATGGACAATACCGACCTTCAGGCCGTGATTGACCGTGAAGAGGCGATCATGACGAGCCGCATTGGCGCGCCGAACGATGGCGTTGCCAGTATCACCACGGTGGTGCGGGGCAGTGCAACCAACCTCTATTTGCCGCATCGCCTTGTGAGCGTGGTCAGTGTTGAGGATCGCGACACCGGAGCCTATTCCCCCGTTGCCAGCAATCTCTACGAGGTCTGGGAGGATGGCGGGCGCATTGAACGACTCTACGTCCGCTGGGGTGCGCGGGTGCGTGTGCTCTATGTGCCTGCCGATGATCGCCCACAACGCAAAGCGGCCACGATTGAGCTTGTCCGAGGCGCGATTGAGCGCACGGCCATGGTGCGTGAGTCGGTAGCCCAAGAATATAGCTATGAAGCTCCTGATTGGGAGCGCGAACGCACCCGCATCTATCGAACTTTAGTCTTTATGGGAGTCTAAGCAATGGCAAACGTTCCTGTCACCGTTAATGATGCACGCCGCAATCTCAACGGCTTAAATGTCACTGATAACGGACTGGTTGTTGGCGCAACCGATACCTATTTCATTCCCAATAATGGCCGCGTCGTCTTACTGGTTACGTCAACCCCAGGTTGCACCGTTACCGTGCAAACACCTGGCTCCGTTGATGGCCTTCCCATTACCGACTTAACTGCATCGGTCGGCGCAGCCAAGCAGCATATTATCGGCCCATTCCCAACGACTATTTACAATCAAGCCGATGGCACCATTCAAGTCACCTTTAGCGCAGCGGCAACGCTGTACGCCGGACGCGTCTAAGTATGGCAATCGATGCACACTTGAATCATCGCTGCGATATTCAGCGAGCGGAAACCATGCAGGATGATTACAACACGGACATCCTGACGTGGAAGACCCACCTCGCCGATGTGGTCTGCCGCCTTGTAATCAAGGAAGAACGTGTGCAACGAACCGACGAGGCTGAACGTGCCGTCATCACGACCTATGCGCTGATGATGCGCGCAGGAACGGATATCAAGCATGGCGACCAAATTGTGAATCTTGTGATTGATGGCGTTGCCACCCCTGGCGTGTACCGGATTGACCACATCAAGCCACGCCGCGCCAAGAGCCAGCGCCATATCACCTGTACTGTGGAGTATTTCCATGACCGACGTTGAACGACCTACCATTGATTGGTTACTGGCAACTGGCAATGCGATCAGTATTCGGGGCCGCGTGTTTATTGCGGCTGATCAGATCGAAGCATTAGTTGAAGAAGCACTGCCTCCTGAGCCAACGCCGGAACCAGAGCCGCAGCCTGATCCCGAACCAACGCCAGAGCCAGTGCCAACGCCGGAACCTGACCCTGAGCCAACGCCGGAACCGAAACCAGAAGGAACTGCTGATGCGCAAGCGGGTAAAGCTCGATTGGCGCGGCGAGCAAACGCTACGCCAAGTGACCAACCGAGCCACAGCGGCACTGAATGAAATTGATCGCACCGCCGAGCGCCACGCCAAAGCCGAACTCTACCCAGGCCACGGCGTGCGCACGGGTGCGCTGCGACGGTCGATTGCGTCCATTCCCGCCGTCACGCGTGGGCGGCGCATCATTGGCGGAATTGGCACAACCAAAGGCGATGTGAGCGCCTACGCGCGGGTGATTCATCGCAAGTATGCATATTTGACCAAAGGCTTGCAAAAGACCATTCCAAGCGTGATTGAGATTATCGAACGCCACATGAGGAAATAACACCATGCCGATGATTGATCCGATTGCTGCCATTCTGAAACTGTTCAGCGATAACACCAACGTTCGCGAGATTGTTGGAGATCGCGTCGCTGGCAAGCATAAGTTTGCCCAAGCGGGCAGTCCTAACGCATGGAAAGCCGATCAATCGTGCATTGTCGCCAAGGACGATCTGGGCAGCGTCCCCGATATCGACATTGGCGATCATGTGGGCCGCGTGGAGCTGCGCTGTTATGGCGCAACCCCCGCAGCGGCGCGGAAGGTCTATAACACCCTGATCGAATTAATGCGCGCCATACCAGGCCGCACGACGGCCAATACCAGCAACGGCACGGCGCTGATCTATTCCCTCGTCATGGACGCATCGCCGTTTACGACCGTTGACCCTGATTTGTCGATTGATATGGTGGTGGGCTATGCCCGCTACCGTATCCATGAATATGCCCTCGAGGAGTATCAATAATGGCTGGAACTGCAATGAGTCCTTACGCCCAACTGGTTGGCCCAGTTGACGTGTATGTCGCCCCCTATGGCACGGCAGAGCCTGCTATCGATGCAGCAGTACCCGTAACGTGGTACAAGCTTGGCCCAACCACCGGCGATCAAACCATCGAACACTCTGGTGATCTGGAGGTGTTTCGCGACAACGATCACCAAGCTCCTGTCAAGGTCACACGACCCGAAGAAGATTTGCTGGTGACGTTCACCGTGGTCGATATGACCTATGAAAAATATGCCCGCATCATCAACAACGTTGGCCGGATTGCCACCGGCACCAGTGGTTCCGCCAACGTCAAGCGGTTGGGCTTCAAGCGGGGCGCAACCCCAACCGAATACGCGCTCCTGCTGCGTGGGGCAGCCGATAGCCCCTACGGGTTGTACCCAGGTCAAAACTACATTCCCCGCTGCGTGCAATCGGGCAATCCGGCTCCTGCTCGTGGCAAGGCAACCCGCGCCGAGCTGGAATGTGAGTTTATGACCTTAGAAGACGACGCTCAGGCGAGCGACGACGACAAAATGGGTTGGGGTACCGTTCAAATCAACTAATCGATTGTTGCATTGGGGCGGTGATTATCCGCCCCGATAGCTCATAAGGAGTTTCCCATGCCAAAAGAATTTACGCTGCTTAATCTTGCACCAGAACCATTGGTCTTTAGCGACTACGATGGCAACAAATACGATGTCTTACGGCCCAATCAATTTGGGTTGCGCAGCCTTGCCATCATTGATCGCTTGCAGACGCAAATCGCAGCCCACCAAGCGGAATTAGCCGCGCTTGCCGATGTGGAAGTCGAAGATGATGAGCATGAAACCGAGTACGAGCATGCCAATCAGCAGTTCGAAAAACTTCTGAATTCATTCATCAAGGCCGTTGTACCAAAGGTGACAACCAAGGTCTGCCAACACATGTCACTGGTTGAAAAGCTGCAATTTATGAACTGGTGGAGGGAAGAAACCGCCCCAAAAGTGAAAGCGCCGGAGACGGCAGCGGGGACAACACTGGTCACGAAGCCGATCCGGAAAAAATCTTCGCGCGGATAGTGCGTTTTTATAACATCGACCCTGATCGTTTTTTTGAGTTGCCCATTTGGCAAATTGACATTCTGTCACGCCAAATGCCTGCGCTCGATGCAGGCGACCAGCTTGTTGGCATTGACGTGGCCACAGCACCACATTTAAAGCGCTCAGACTATCGCGAGAAGATTCGCCACTTGCGCAGTGTGGCATTCACCGAATCACGACCGATTGCGCAGCCAATGGAGAAAGAAGAAATCAATCCGGCGAAAGCCGAAGAATGGTTTGCATCGATGGGGATGCGCATCAAAACAAAGGAACAGGAACCTGCATGAACGAAAAACTCTTCTGGGCAATACTCTATCGATCCTTATTGGCGATGGCCAATGCAATCAAGAAAATGTATCTCGATCCGAAGCGCACACCGCGCACGCCCATGGCCTTGATCGAACAAAGCTCAACCAAAGCCCGCGAATGGTTTCGCGAGCGCGGAACCCGAACGCAATAACCCAATCGGTTAAGTAGCCGCCATCGCCGCACCACGCGCCCATGGCAAACCCGCACATCGCCACTATCCCGTGCCCATGTGTTTATCCCCAACGGGGTAGTGTGCGATGGCAGAATTCTCTTTAGGTAGTGCCGCCCTTGGCACGGAAATTAATTTAGACGGCCTCTATAGTGGGATTGAGGAAGCCCATGGCGTAGCCGAACGTGGCTTTACGTCCATTGGCGGAACCATTGCCAGCACGCTGAAATCCGGCGTTGTCCTCGCTGGCGCTGCCATTACCACGGCGATTGCAGGCGTTACTGCATCGGCCATGACCTCGTTTATTGGCTTTGAACGCCAAATTCAAGAAGTATTCACGCTGCTGCCGGATACCTCGCAGCAGGCCATGAGCGCGATGTCCAGCCAAGTCAAGGATTTTGCTACGGACTTTGGCGTATTGCCCAAGGATGTTGTTCCCGCGCTCTATGAAGCCTTGTCCTCTGGCGTGCCCGAAGGCAATGTGTTTGATTTCTTGGCGGTGGCGCAAAAAGCAGCCATTGGCGGGGTCACGGATACAAAGACCACGGTGGACGGCCTGACCAGCGTCGTCAATGCCTACGGCGCGGATGTATTGAGCGTGCAGGATGCCAGCGATCAGATGTTTACCGCTGTGGCCTATGGCAAAACATCCTTTGCTGACCTCTCCAATTCGCTCTATAACGTGATCCCTAATGCCCAAGCGCTTGGTATTTCCTTTAGCGATGTCACGGCGGCCATTGCGTCCATGACCGCGATGGGCGTGCCCACGAGCGTCAGCACCACGCAGCTGCGCCAGCTCCTCGTTGAATTATCCCAATCCGGTGGCGAAGCTGCCGAAACCTTCAAAACCATTGCAGGCGTGGGCTTCAAAGACTTTATTGCGCAGGGCCATAATCTTCAGGATGCCTTGATCCTGATGGAAGAAGCGGCGCGCCAAAACAAGGTCGGCATCAATGATCTGTTTGGGAGTGTGGAAGCGGGTGGCGCAGCCCTCGCCCTAACGGGGCGTAATACGCAATCATTTAGCGCCGCGCTCGACCAAATGGCCAATAGCTCCGGCGCAACCGAGCGGGCCTTTCAGGTCATGGATCAAGGTATTGGCCGCTCGATTGACTATATCAAGGCCTCACTCTCGACCTTGCTCCTTGATGTTGCCGAGCGGTTAGCGCCAACCTTCGCTGTTTTCGCCGATTGGGTGCAGGCCCATATGCCGCAAATCAGCAGCATGGTGTTGGGCGTATTTGATGCGATTGGCGCGGCGATTCAGTTTGTCAGCCCCTACTTCGCCGCCTTTGCCAACGGCGCACAAGCCGCCTTTGGCGTGTTCATCGACTTGGCCCAATCCGCGGTGAACTATGGCCGCAACATTGGCGAACAGTTGGCTAACGGGATTTTGAGTGCTGCGAGTTATGTGATGCAGGCGCTTAACTCGATTGCCAGCATGATCACCTACTGGCTGGAGCCCCATTCACCACCAAAAATCCTGCCGGAAATCGACACCTGGGGAACGGAAACGGCCCAAGTTTGGATGGATGGCTGGGGCGAGGTCGATTACCAGATTTTTGACCAAAGCGGGTCAACGATTGAATCGCTACTGAAGTCGATGGTTGATACAGGGGTGCTGCCGGAAGAGGGCATGATCCCGATGCTGCTTGGCTCGCAAACCGCTGTGGCCGCAGCCATTGACGAATTGCGCACCACCGGAACCGTCTCCGAGCGTGCGTTTGCTGCTGTGCGCAGCAGCGCCGGAGCCGCAGGCGATCAGGTTGATCGTATGTTCCGCTCGATGGTGGCCATGGAGCAGGCCAACCGCGATGCCGCCACCGCACAGCGCGAACTGAACAGCATCACCGAGAAATACAACGCCATCCTGTCGCCGCTCGATGCACAGCTGCAAGCAATCCGCGATCAGCAAGCCGATGTGCGTGATGCGCAGCGGGCCGCGCAGCTGCAAGAGTTAATCAACAGCACGGGCGGCGACGAGGCCGAACGCCAAGCCGCTGCGCTGGAGCTGCAAGCCCTGAATCTCGAAAAGAAGATTCGCGATACCAAGAAATCCCAAGGCGCGGAGCAATCCGCTGCGCAAGCCAAGCTCGATGCGGCCACCAAAGCCAAGAGTGTGCTGGAGGCGGATATTAGCCTGCAAAACCAGCAGATCAAGGCCCAACAACGGCACAACGATCTGATTCAACGCCAGATCGCGCTGTTGAGTCAAGCGGCGAGCGCAGGCGGCGGGGGTGGCGGCGGCGCGGCCATGGACGATGCGGCCAAGAAAGCCGAAGCCGCTGCCAAAGCCCAACGGGATTATCAATTTGCAACCGCTGATACCGCTGGCAAAATCGCCTTACTGCGTGAAGAGCAATCCAAATATACCGAGGCTGACGCAGAGTATTGGCGGCTCAAAACCCAAATTACTAGCACCGAGCAGCAGTATCAACGGGAGGTCGAAGCCAGCGCCGAATCGCAACGCGACTATGAGTTATCGCTGGCCGATACCGAAACCAAGCTTGCCAGCCTGAAGGCCGAGCAGAGCCAATATGCCGTCGGTTCTGAAGAATATAACAAAATCCAAAAAGAGATTGTGAAGGTCGAAAAGGAGCGTGAAAAGGCTTTAGCCGAGGTTGAGAAAAAGAACGCCGATGCGGCCAAAGCCGAGCGCGATTACCAGTATGCCACGGCTGACACCGCTGGCAAAATTGGCATGCTGCAGAAGGAATTGGAAGGCGCGGAAAAAGGATCATCCGAGTATTGGCGCATTCGCACCCAACTCAATAGCGTTGAACAACAGTACCAACGCGAGCAGGAAGCCAGTGCCAAAGCAACCGAGGGTGCAGGCGGCGCGGCCAAGGGTGCAGCGGGTGGTGTAGGCAATCTCAGCGGGCAGTTGGCCGATCTCAAGGGCGCAGCGGGGGCCATTCCCAAGCCCATTGAGGATATTCAGAAAACCGTCACCGATACGGCGCAATCCTTTGTTGATTTCAAGGATCGGCAACTCGAAGCGCTCGATGCTGCGACGGAATTTATCACAACAAATCCATTCTCAACGGCGCTACAAGGCATCTTGTTGTCATTAGGCAAGGTCTTGGTGCCATTGCGCGAGCTTGGCGCACAGTGGGGTGAACAATTTCAGGCTGGCCTGCTACCCCGAATCGTGGTGCTGATCAGCGATGTCAAAACGGCGCTCGCTGAAAAAGGGTTGCTTGGCGCAATTGCCGCAGGTGTATCCGGCGTAGGCGGCATCATTGGCGATGCGCTCACAGCAGGCTTTGCCCAGCTGGGCAACATCAATTGGTCAAAGGTCTTTGATACCCTGCCAGGCAGAATCCTTGCCGGATTAACCACCATCTTCGGCGCGATGAGCTTTGCACCAGCCGCAACCGCCCTCTGGGGTGGTTTAGCACTGGCCTTCTCTGGGCCAAACCCCGGCATCACGACAATGTTCGCCAAAATCGGCGGTGCATTCAAGCCGTTGCTTGGCGCGCTCGATGATCTGTTCTTGGTCTTTATCAAAACCTTCAAGGGGTTTGCGCTCAACGTGGCGGGGATTATTGACCTGATCATTGGCGGCTTTACCACCTTCAGCACATGGATTGGCGGGGTGCTGGCCCCAATTGGCGCAGCAATTACGAAGGTGCTTGGACCGATCGGCGCAGGGCTATCCAAGCTGCTTGGGCCATTCTCCTCACTCTTTGGCTGGGTCACACGGCTGGTTAGCCCGCTGGGCGCACTGCTTGGGCCATTAGCGGGTGTGGGCAGTGCCGTGGGCGGATTGCTAGGCCCATTGCTCGCCGCCGTTGCGCCATTTGTAGCAATCGGCGCAGCCATTGCCTTGCTGCTCAATCAATCGCCAGAATTGAAAGCCGCCCTTGAAGGCTGGACGGCGCAGCTGGGCCAATGGGTGCTCGATGCGATCCCCGGCTTATTCGGCGCACTCAATACCTTTATTGGTGGGTTGCTGAATTGGCTCGCAGCCGAACTGCCACAGGTCGTAACCACGCTTGTGGGCTGGAGCAAGGCGATTTTTGAGTGGGTCGTGGCAGCCATTCCGCCGTTGCTCGATGGCTTGGCTGAGTTCATTGGCAAGCTCTTCAATTTCATTGTGGAGAACGTACCGAACCTTGTGGCCCAGCTTGCAGGCTGGGGAGCCTCGATTATCGGCTGGGTGATCGACGCGTTACCCGGATTAGCGGGCAATCTTGGCACGTTCTTGGGCAAACTCTTGGGCTTCATTATTGAGGCAATCCCCGGAGTCGTTGCGAACCTTGCCCAACTGGGCGCGAAATTCATCGGCTGGATCATCACCGATGTGTTGCCTGGGCTGCCTGGCACGTTGTTCAAAATTGGCGAGGCAATCTATGGATTCCTTGCAGGCGTGCTGGAGGGTATTGCACCCAAACTGGCCGCAATTGGCCTCGCCTTTATTAACTGGATTAGCACCGACGTGTTGCCCGTTATCGGCGGCAAGCTAGGCGAAGTTTGGGATGCCATTAGCGGCTGGATCAGCGATACCGCTGGCAAGGCCTTGACGAAGGCCAAGGAAATCGGCAGCGGCATTGCCAACGGGATTAGCGATGCGGTTTCAAGCGGCTTGAGCAATCTGCGCTCATTCGTTGCGCGCATCATCAATCCGATTATTTCCGGCATCAACACCGTCATTGACGGCTTAAATATGGTCAATCCGGGCACGGCCATTGGACACATTGCCTATATGGCGAAAGGGGGGATTACCCGTGGTGGTCTGACGGTGATGGGGGAAGAAGGCCTTGAACGGGTCACGGGCAGCGGCATTGACGTGCTGGCTGGGCCGGGCTTGTTTGATGTGCCTGCTGGACTGAAGGTCACGCCAGCCGCGCAAACGATGCGCGACCTGTTGACCCCCATGCAAAGTGCGCTCCAACTGCCAAGCAGCCTTACCCGCATGCCCGCACGGATGCAAGGCTTCCAACCATCCATGCCCGCAGCGGCTACCACGACCGAGAATTACACGATTAACCAATATTTCAACGCGACGGATAGCCAAGGCGTGCGCGAAGCGGCGCGTCAAGGCTTAAACGAGGGATCGAAGCAGATTGCAGGGAAGGCCCGCATCAAGCAACAAACCTACCGGAGGAAATAACTCATGACTCATGGATTTTGGCTTATTAAACAAGCAGAAGTGCCAATCGTGCTCAACTTGAACGATCAGTCGGTCAATTGGAAATATCGCTTAGAACAAAACCGCTGGCAGCCACCTATCCCCGATCGTAACCCGGGCAGTGGCGAACCCTACCTCGATACGTATGAGTCATTCGAGTTGGCCATCGGCGGCGTTGACGAGGATGACGTATCCGTCAACTTGAATGCCTTGCAAGCCATGCTCGATGATGCCGCCGATTTCAACGATGGGATGAGCAGCACACCCGTGATCTGGCGCGAGCAGATCAACAACGGCGTAGCCTACGATGCGCTGATGGCATCGGTTGAGCCAGCCCGCTTTGGGATTACGCTCACCAGTAATTTCCTCGTCGATACCAATAACCGTTTTTACCGCAATGTGAAGGTTGAATTCCCACGCAAGCCGATTCTCTGCAACAGCATCGTCGTGAATTCAAATAGTCCAAGTGGTGATGCTGATGCGATGATTTCGAGTCTGAGCTTCGCCATCGCAGCCGATATCGCTAGTCCCGCAAGTCTTGACTTGGCGTTGAGCAGCTTGCCCACCGCCGCGGTCATGCCGACCATTCCGGCAGGAATCGTGATCATTGGTCCAGCTGAAAGCTTATTTCCATTCAACGCCGCACCCTTGGCCACGGGAACAGGCTATAGTTCCGTTGCTGATGCCGCGAATAATGCGCCCTTGGGAAATGTGATGCGCTATACCCCGCCAAGCACGAGCGAGGTAGTGCATACCACGAAGCAATCCATCAACCAGACCACGCGCTGCTTGGTGTTTGCCAAGGTGCGCAATAATTCTGCGAGTGCAGGCTTTAGTATTCGGCCTATTGCCACGACCCTGGGTGGGCAGTTGATCTATGGCCGCTATACCCATATTGATGAAGCCAGTGGCCCGTCACCGCGCGTCGTCAGCCTTGGTATTCTCAGCGCGCCCAGTGCGCTGGCGCAGCTGCACGTCGGCATTACGGCCACCGCGACGGGCCTTGGTACACTCGATATTGCGGACATCTTTCTTGTCGCCCTTGATCAAGGACGCACGTCCATCATTCCCTATGGCGCAGTGACGCGGCCTAACAACAACCAAGGCACGCTGTCAATCAATGACAACTATCTCAGCGCTGACACGCCAAATCTCAGCTATGCGCAAGCGGCTGCCGCGCCGCTCGATGTGTTTAGCGAGGGAGATGCCCGCATTTTCCTCAAAGGCAAGGGGCATAGCCTTCAAATCCTGACTACGAACGGCACGTCATGGAAGATCATGCCCAGCGGCAGTGGCGCAGCCCCACGGGTCACGGCCACCCTGAAGCGCCGCACGGCCTCATTGATTCCGCGCTAAGGCGAGAGGAGGAACACAGCGATGATGAAAATCTATGATTATGCCATTAGCCTGCTGAATCCGGCCACCAACACCATGGTGGCCAACCTCAGCAAACGCGCGTTCGATATTGACGTTTCCATCGATGCACTCACGTTCCGTGTGCGCGCCTTGGCCGACGAGCCAGCCGTGTACCTTGATAACCCGCCCGCCCTGCACGCGATTGTGCGCCGCAGCGACGGCAAGCGGTTCGTGTTTCGCGTGAACACACCCGCGCTGGAAGCCAACAATATCCTGTTGTTTGAATGTTTTAACCTAATTGCCTGCCTCGATGATGATGAGGCCTGTGTGCAATGGTCAACGATGGATGATGCCAACTGGCTACCCGTCGGCAAAGAGCGCGTCAGCAATCGGGCCGAGGAGCTGCACGAGTTTGGCAGCGAATACCCATCAATCTATCCCAAGAAGGATGAGCGCTTTAGCGTGGGCTTTATTGGCAGCAAGGCCTTGCAAGTGCCGAGCGGGGCAACCCGCAAGCAACGGATCATGCAGTGCGATTTCGAGTTTCGCGCGCCAACCAACTGGACGGGCGTGCTCCAGCGCAGCGATGCCAACTTTGGGTTTTTGGCGCGGATTCTCACGATCACCGGCAGTGGTGCAGGCGCAGGCACCATCGTCAACGGTGCATTGTGTGAGTCGTTCAGCGATACCGATATTATCAGCATGGATCTGTGGTATGACGCAGCGCTGGCGCTCTATGCAGGCGAAACGGGCGACGTGTATTTTCGGATCAAAAACTGGCGCGTCGCTGCCAGTAGCGCCAACATGGTTAACACGGTGACAACCACCGCTGCAATCACCGCTGGCGCAAACCGCACCGTCACCCTGGCCTCGATGGTCAATGTGTATGTTGGCCAACGACTCGTGTTTGAGTCCACCACTTCCGCAACTGGCGCAGTCAATAGCGAGAGCGTGGTGGTCAAGAGTAAAACCGCGACCACCTTTATTGCCGACTTTACCAAGAATCACGCAATCGGCAGCACCGTCAAAGGCATTGTGATTACCGATAAGGAAATCATTGAAGATGCGTTGACCAACCTGCGCACGCTGAACCCGAATTGCGGATTGTCCGCTGCCAAAATGCTGATTGTGAATAGCGGCGAAGATCAAGAGGAACGCACGTGGATCAATGAGAGCTATCGCAAGCTGCTCGATGATCTGGCCGTTGATACCGACTACGTGTATGGCGTGGATCGCGAGGGGCGGTTGTATTATCGGCCACGCGGCACGTATGCGCGAGCGTGGGCTTCGAGCCGCACTAAAATCACGATGAAGCGGCCACTCGATAAGCTCTATAACAGCATTCGCGCGGCCTATCAATCCGCCAAGGGTGTGCTGGCACAGACGGCCTACAGCACCAACACGGTGTCAACGTTGCTCTATGGCATCACCCGCCGCAAAACGGTCAAGGTTGATACGACCAACGCGGCACTGGCAGGAGCAGCCCGCACCTATGCGCTGAACGATAGCAAAAATCGCAATGCGCAAATCGATGTGGTGCCACAGCGCCTCACCGATATGTCGGGCGGCGTGTATCCGCTCGATGAAATTGAACCAGGCGATACCATCACCATCACCGACTTGCCCGCGTCCTTCAGCGAGGCCAACCTACGCAAGTTCATTGTGGCCGAGCAATCCATCGATGCCAGCGCGGGCACGGGCACGATTACCCCGCAGGAACCCATTCCCACGGTTGAGCACTATTTGGCCAACCTGACCGATATTGGCCCCGCCCAAGACACCCGCCGCATGCGCTAGCCCAGTGGCGAACGCACAAACGCCGATCTATCACTGGATCGGCGTTTGTGCAATCTTATTGAATTACTAGGCAAAAACCAAAATCATTGAACTTTTGTACGAAAATCCCGATAAATTTTTTGGATATAATGCATTGGATATGCTCCTCGGCATTTCATGTCAAGCATGTTTTTAAGATCTGTATCTGAGAGAACTAGAATAATTTTTTTAGGATATGAATCATTATAAACAGAGAATATCTTTCTCTGCTGAGCTTCCTTAACTTGATTCCGAGTGACTATAAAACCTAATCGTCCTAGGCGGTCACCTAAATAAGTATTGACTTGGTTAATATAAATATTATCAATATCTATTGTATTCTTCACTTCAAACATTAGGAAAACCGAAGAATGTTCTGAACGTATATAACTCCAAAAAGATTGATCTGAATCATTTGTAAATACTATATCTCTTCTTTCTGTACCATCTATTGTTTTTACTTCCATTTCACCATCGATAAGTTCGGGAACAAATAGAAAGTTAAGTATTTCTAGAATAGTTTTCTGGTAATATGCTGCATCTTTATTTCCAGGCAATATATTATCAAATTTCACTTTAAGTAATTCAGTTTCAGGACATATTCCATTACCATCAATATAATTGACCGAAGGCTGTGCATCGTTTGCAGTAGATTCTTTTACATAAACATAATTATCTAATCTATTCATATCTGTTCGAGTTAAGGATACAATTTTTTCTTTTTCTATCTTATTTGTAACTATTTTAGCTTTATCAGTAGATAAACGGCCTTTAACTCGTTTTGCGCGTAGGTATGCTGAGAATTCTAGCCGAAAAAAATCTTCATAGTTAATCCAAGGCAGAACTCGAACAATACGTCTAGGAACAAATAAAAGAGGAGTATTATCAATTGGACTAATTGGTAGATCAAAATATCCGTCATACCATCTTAATTGTGTTGGTTCAAAATTATGAGTTAGTGGAACTCCACTAACTAGAGGTATTCCCCAAATTTGACATTGCTTTTGAGTATAACTTATAAGATATGGCTTTATAAGATTTGCTGTAATATCACTAATACGATCTGGTCCGATCCCCAAAGAAACGAGTTGCATTTCTTCAATATGCTTTATTCCACGCTCAATTAATGCAGGAGATTCCAAAAGAGTATCAATGATAAGCTCAGATAAAAATTCACCTATCCCTGAACCTTTTTTACCTTTTTTTGTATAACCAAGTCCAATTTCACTGACTTCAGGAAATAAGAACAAATCGCGTGCCAAATCCATTTGATTTTTTTTAATTAATTCAATACCAGTATTAAAGGTATGAATAAGAGTTTGATGAAGATCTTGTAATTCTGGATCTCTGCTCTTATAAAGAAGAAACGGATCAATACCAATTGGTATATCGACTCCAATACGAGGGATAAGAAAATCAACCTCATATTGAGATATACTTGGTAGTAGTGGTGTATTTATTTCGTTTTTCATACTAATTTTCCGTTAAGAAATATTCTTTAATATCCATCTTATCTAATTTATCTAGATTAAATTCTTTTTGAGATCGTCCTATCATCCAATTATCATTATTATGAAATTTCATCACGGTATATTCATTAAGATCATCTCCTTCCATAGCACATTCAAGTGCATACTGAATCAGTCCTGCTTCGCTAATCTTGAGCTTAATATTGTTTCCTATATCATCTAATTGTGTATTAAGCCTATCTAATCCTTGCCTAATCTGACGTAAAACAACAACAGCATCACGATGCTGAGGATTATCTCCGGCAGGTATAAACTCCTTTATTCTCTGAATGTAAATATCATCAACCAACAATAATTTCGTCTCTCTAATTACATCATTCATTTGTTCTAGAACAAGATCAGTAACAGGCTCAGCTGGAGCTTTCTTCGATAATTTGTCTATTTCATCATATAATCCTAAAGATACGCTTTGAAGAAGTTTTAATTCCTTTATTTTATCTTTTCGATATTCTTTTAACTTATCTTTTAAAATTAAAATGATATTCTCAATTTCCTCCAACTTAGCAACTATTGCATCATGTAATTGATTATTCTGAGAGTTATAAGTCGATTTATTTCTTGATGTATTCATGGTACTCCTTAAATTACAAAATCTTTATCTTTCAGTCACATAATGAGTATTAAGTATTGAGGATAGTTTGGAAAACTGCACCTCTTTTTCACCTACGAAAACAAGTTGTAACCAGCGAGGAATGAACTAAAAACGTAGTTAGTGTAAGCATATCGAAGATATATAGAAAGGTCTATTACAAGAGCTATACATACGAATAAACCACATTTAGTGTTATTTCAAGTGTTAGGATTGTTGATTATCCGTAAAAACCTTATCATCACATGAGCATCATATCAAATCAATACATAGATGACTAGTCAAACATACGTGCTATTTAAGTAATAACCAAATGCTAGTCATAGAAATAATTGGTGGTTGCTAAGTTTGGTAATACTAAAAAGGCTATGTCCTTAAGGGAAAGGTTAGATAATTTAATATAGAAGCCCTAAATTATAAAGACCGCTTGTGGTTACTTGTGGAAGAAGAGAGAGGAGAGGGTTTAGGCTGATTATAGCATACACCTATAAGTAATAAACTAAATCTATCTATACTGCAAAGATCAACAAGCAAGAACTAACTATAAGGAATATTGCTAAGGTCATTAGATACTATGATATAAATTTTTACAGTAGCTTGTTATATAGTATACTGGCCTATATTTTCAGATAGGATTGAGTAAAGGAGTTTTGCGTGATTCGATGGAGATTGCGAGAGATTGCTGAGCCTGAAAGATGGAATATTAAGAAACTTTCTGAGAAGACTGGATTAGCATATAAGTCTGTATATGCTATCTGGAAAGATACTGCAAGGAGAGTGGATCTTGACACATTAGATAAACTTGCATCTATCTTAAATGTTCAACCAGGAGATTTATTTGCATACATTCAACAATGTCCTATAAAAGAATTTGGATCCCAAGAAAATCATGAAGTTATATAAATTCATCTATTTATTCTATCAAATACATAAAATTACGATTACGTAATTTATAGATAATTTAGATATAGGAATATACTATCATGGATAATAATTCACAACTATCTATGTTTTCAGATCCTCTCAGAGGTAACAATGATATTGAGAAAGATAGCAAGAGAAATGCTGTCTATTTGATTGCACTCTCAAATCTAGATGGTGTAGGGTTTTCAACTATTAAAACATTGTTTGATTCCTATGAAGGTGATTTTTCAAATATTTGGAACAATTCTAAAGATGAAGTTTATAAATACCTTCAATCATCCAAAATACCAAATTCATTTATAGTATCAAATTCAATTTATTCATTATCAAAAGAAGACTTAAAAGTAGCTGAAAATCAATATGAAATATTGAAATATAATAGATCGATTAATATCGTTTTCAAAAATTCAGCTGAATATCCTCAATCATTATATGACTTACCTCATCCTCCAACATGGTTGTTCATTCAAGGAGATAGTAGAATAGTACATGATCCAGCTATTATTGGCGTAGTAGGAACACGTACACCTACGCCTATGGGTCTTGATTCCGCTCAGCGGCTTTCTGTTGATCTGGCTCGTGGGGGATTTTATATCCTATCAGGCTTAGCCGAGGGTATAGACGCTATGGGTCACCAAGTAGCAGTTGACTTTGATATACCTACTATTGCTGTTCTAGGTCATGGATTAGATATAATATTTCCAGCATCGACCTCTATTCTTAGGCAAGAAATTATTGAACGTGGAGGTGCAGTAATTAGCGAATATTTACTTAAAGACACCTATGCTCGTGAAAGGTTTGTTCAAAGAAATCGAATCCAGGTTGCCTTATCAAGAGCAGTAGCAGTAATTGAGGGAAAACAGAAAAGTGGAACTGCTCATACAGTCCGCTTTGCAAAACAAGTAAAGCGCCCATTATTTGGTGCCTGCATAGGAGATATATTGCAAATACCTCAACATGAATTATTAATCGATCTAATCAGACAATCATATCCTGTATTTGATATTGGTAATCAGGATAACAGAAATAACTTACGGACGTTTCTAAGTAATCTTGTACCAAAAGATCAAAGGAAGTATAGTCATGGAAAACCTCATCTTTTTAAAGGATTAATAAAGGAAGTAATTCGATTATCTGAAAACTATGACGCAAATCATAATGACTTTTCCTGGTTAATCGATCAAATCTCGAATTATCGTGATGGAAGGAGTCAATAATGTCTATTAAAGTAGTAGTTCTTGACTTAAAAGGTACGCTAATTGATCAATATAATAATTTAGTTAATGGAATTGAAGAAATGATAGAATTGCTTCAATCTATCGAATTAATTATTTATATTGTATCAAACAGGGATATAGATACTCTAACTAAACAAAAATTCAATATACCAAATAATAACTTCTTATCCCCAAGGATATTAGGAGATGCCTCTATAAAGAAAGGTTCTGGAAAATTTATTGATCATATTTGCTTTTCAGAGGGAGTTAGTAGGAATGAAATTGTTTATCTAGGTGATACTAATAATGATATGCGGGAAGCAGTTAATGGAAAGGTTGCATTTTTTTTAGCATTATGGTCTGACCAAAGCTATCCTTATGGAATAAGAATAGCTTCACCACAAGTATTTTATAAAGTCATCAATACATTTTTTATAAAAAAGCACCTTTGGTATTATCAAATACAAGATCTAGATCCTATGAGAAGGATGGTAGATATTAGAGCTTTAATGAGTTCTAATATAGCACAAGATACTGGAATTAAAGCTTACCTTAAACAGATTTATGATAATAATCCTAATAGAAAAATAAAAGGTTTTACAATAAAAGATATTTTATCAATGCATTTATTTGCTAGTATATATCTTGAAGGTATTCACTTAATTCGAGAGAATAATAATCCTTCTATATGGGCAATATATCCAGGTCATAGTGGTATAAAGAATAGTGCATTAATTAATATCATTAAGAATGCGTCAAAATATATAAGAATATCATTTGAAGAAAATCTAGTAAACCGACATACTTCAGCTATAAAAAGTGCTTATGCTAGAGCAAATGGCAATCATCCATCTATAAATAATCAAATAACAACAATAAATATCGATGCAGAGAAGAGGAAAAAGATAAGAGGTAGATGTATTATTTTATTTGATGATTTTACAACATATGCTCATAGTTTTGAAACAGCAAGAAATTATTTACTCAATGCAGGAGCAAAAAGAGTAATATGTATTGCTGTTGGAAAATATGGATCATCATCATACACATCAATATACCCAAAAACTGATTTTACATGGGATAGTTTCACGAAAGGATCAGCAGATGAATCAAATTTCAACACTCATCTAATACGACCTACAATAAACTCTAATGCTTTAGAATATTTCTCTTAGGAGATTTTATGAATATAAAAGACTTATACAATCAATACCATAAGGCCGTAGTATATATAATTGTAGAAAACTCAGATAAGGATCAGGGGATCGGAACAGCTTTTCATATAGGAAGTAATGTTTATATAACAGCACGTCATGTTATCGAAAACAAAAAAATTATTAGTATTGCTCATGCGCATATATTCCCATGGAAAGAAGGAAAATTAAGGCATCCTCCTTTCTACCATCCTGATGAAACAGCCGATATAGCAGCTTTGATAGTAGATGATCTTGAAATCGATGTTTTTATTCCTTTAGGTTCACACTTAGATGATTGGATTAATGATGATCAATTTATATTAGCCAAGATTCTCATAATGGGATATCCGCCTATACCTTTCTCTCGAGAGCCTATTCTTTGCGCAACAGAAGCAGAAATTAATGCAGTTGTTGATAGATATAATGTAAAACATCCTCATTTTATTGTATCGGCAATGGCACGAGGTGGCTTTAGCGGCGGTCCTTGTCTCATTGAATGGGATTTTGGATTAGGTTTAGTTACAGAATCACTAGTCCATAATGATCAACCAACAGAATTAGGATACATGGCAGTACTTACTGTTGAGCCAATCCTAGTATGTTTGAAACATCATAAAATATTACCACAAGAACAAATCGATGGATGGGGAGGTTCGCAGTTAAGCGATTAATATAGTAAATATATTAATATCGCTTTTCTAAATACATATTCACAAGATTTATTATTAATCAAATAAAGATAAGAGCATCATGCAATAACTGAATGGTGCTCTTATCTTTTAGGAATCCCGGCTGTTGACCTTTATCCCAAACGCCAATAGTCAAGCTTGAGACTTGAATGCAGCGGCTTCAGCCATCTACTCAGTATCAATAAAGATGGCGCATTCTTAGGTTGAAACGATCGGAATTAATATCGCATCTACACTACCACTTTCTCAAACCACGCCGCTCGTAAAAAGCGATGTGGTTGCTGGATTCGTTGGCCTTGCTTCGTATACTGGGTTGTCCAGATCGGCGCAAGTACCCCCGATACACGAACATCGTCGATGGTGGCAATGAGTAATTGACTGCCGGTCCAGCCCATTTCCCATGCATCAAGCACCGCTCGTTTGCGGCGTTCGTTCGGCACGGTAAAGGCAATCAATGGCCAGTTATAGCGCCCTTCCCAATAGCGCGATCGATATAATTCACGATACGAGTTGGCTTTGCCAGTAATAATGCTCAGTTCCTCGGTGCCACGATCAATTTCAATCGCAGAGAGTTGATCGATCTGCCCCAGTTGTTGGCCAACCCCAAGCCATGGATACAACGATGAGCGCTCCTGATCGGGTAGTGTCGCATCAGCCCAGCGGCGCAGCACCACAATCCCATCGGCACGTGGCCGAGCTGTTGGGCCTAAATCCATCTCAATATAACTGCTCATGCCCACAATGCCAGGCACATACGCCAGCGATTGAATCAAACTGGTGATGACCTCGGCATATTCGATCTGGTGCTCGGCTTGATGTTGGGGATTGAACATCGTGGGAGCTAAGCGCTCGATCCCTTCCTCCAGCGTGGGAAAGGCCTGTTTGACGATCTCCCAACCCAAGGGCGTGAGACTATACAAGCGGCCATGGCGTGTCCAGCTCAGCGCCCCACGGGGATCGTAGCCATGCGATTGAAAGTGTTCACAGTAGCTAATAAGCTTGGCATTGACGAGCTTTGCCAAGGTGCGATTAACGGTCTGGATCGTCACGGTAAAGGGATGGCCCCATGCCGTACTGAGGTGGCGCGAGAGTAAGCGCCCAATGCGGGCAATCAAGAGTAAGACCTGCATCTCGATCGGATTGAGACCAATCGTCGTGGAATGCGCCATGGAATACCCTCCTCAGCATAAAAAGGTGGCTGTGCAGCCTGTTAAAGAATGTCGGCACGACTAAATGGCCAATTTAGGCCATTCTGATGGGCTATAGATTTCTTGTCGGTTTGTGAGTGGTAATAATACAGAAAGAACGCGATATGAATACGGTTTGAACGCGTCCAACCTCCCCGTACCAAATGACGGCACGCCAAGATATAGAGCGCTAACCAACAAAAAACCGCGCTTCTCTCGTGAAGCGCGGCTAACATTTGATAGATAGTTTATGGTGATTGGGCGTGTTTCGTCGCTTCTGGCGACTGGCATTAGAAATCCCGAAGATTGACCTTCACCCCAAATGCCAACAGGCCAGCTTGTGACTTGAATGCAGGTGTTTCAATAAATGATGCAGCGGCTTCAGCCATTTGCTCAGTATCAATAAAGGGTTGAATAACTTCTTTGCCTTTGGCCTCAATGTGATCTTCTAAGAGCTTCACCCGCTGGTTGGCAAGCGTGACCATTTGCCGCGCTAGCTCTTGCACCACAATGGCAAACGCCAACGGCTTGGTATCAATGTCAACCGCAGATACTGGGCTTGATTGGCCAATGGTAAGCATTGGTGGCAATTCTGGTTGTGCTGAGGGTGCTATACCTAGTGGTTGGCTGGCTAGCTCTTCGCTGGCATCAATAGAGCTAGGTGGTGTGCCAGTAAATTCAGCGCTCGGCACCTCTTGATCGCCAATAATCAGCATGGGGGGAATCTCGGGCTTTGGTTCAGGTTTTGGTGCTGGTGCCGCTGCTGGCTTGGGCTTTGGTGCTGCTTGCTCTTTATGCGTGGTTACAATTTGCTTTGCTACCGCATGGGTAATCTTTTGACCCTGCTCGGCTAGAGTGATCGCTTCAGTTCTGGCATCTTCTGGTGTCGATGGGGCTGCCAATAAATATAACGCGCTCGGTGCAAATTCCGAAATTTTCGGATTTTGGCCGAATCGCTCCGCCACATTCATATAATTGCGGGCAGTATCAGCTGACCATTGAAATTCTGCATCAAGCCATTGCCCAAACTTGCCATGTCCCAAGCGTTCTTTCACATCGATCAGCCGCTCACCAATTTCGATGACGGCCTGCGCAGCGCTGCGCATGCGATCCCGAATTTCAACCGCTTTTTGCTGCACAATTACACGGGTTTCACTGTCAAGGGCGTTGTAATCGAAGAGGGTTAATTGTGTGCTTGTCATGGTTTCACAGATCCTTTAGTAGTAAAAAATTCAGGTTTTTTATTCAAGCTCTTGGCAAGATTCGATGGGGTGATTGAAGTGCTTCGCATTGTCAAAGAGGTTAAGTCAACGATTGTTTCATAGGTTGTTATTCGACCGGTAAAGATCAATTGGTTGAGGTACTGACCAATAATGGTAGCCATCTGTTGGTTAATCAAAAGCGACTGTCGATTATTGGCCATTGCATCTGCACAATCGGTCTGTTGTGGCTCAGCTGGTACTTTGATTAATTCAGGTGCCACTAAGGCCGGTGATGGCAGCGCATCGCATAAACTGCCAAGAGAACAACACCCTTCTACTGATCGGATGCTCTGCTTGCTTCCAATCAACACTTGCCCGCCGTGCTCGTGATTGCCCCCATCAATCCACAAATCAAATTTTGCTTCTAAGCTCTCATGGATTGCTTGCCGCGCTAACGCATTATCAACCGCACCAATAACAATCGTAAAAGGTCGTTGATCCCGCCATGTGCCACGGTGAAGTTGGTTGCCCATCGATCTATTGAGCATGGCCGGAACTGCATGAATTTTCAACCCAAAGGATTGATTGAACCTCGTGGCTAGCGCTAGGGCTTTGTTTCTTCCAATCTCAGCTGGCGCGAAGAGTTGACGGCCAATATTTTTTGGCTCAATCACATCACCATCAACAATTGATGTAAGAATGTTGATACTACTGTGTTGGCAATGTACCATCAATCGCGCTACGGTTTGAAGCACAAACGATCCCGTTCCCCCAGCCCCAACGATAACGATATGAAAACGGGAATGATTCCCTATCACAAAGGGAGAAACAGGCTCAAAAGTCAACGTCTGCATACGCTTTTTCCTCTCGCTGCGCAATATCGATAAATGGGCCGTTCCCATCAAAAATTGTTGTAATTGGTACAACTTGATGATGCCCATAGACGTTCAGCCGGCAGATGATTTCGGGGTTTTTGAAAATATTCCCGATGACACAAGATACTGATAAGCCTGTGTCATCGGCGTTATCAGTTGGCGAAAAATAAGCAGGCATTCCATGGTGGCTATGAATATCGACAAGAACAGGATCGCTGGGCATTTCATACGCAATATGATGAATCGTGCTGGTTTGGCGGGCTGGGATCAAGCGAATGGTCGTATGCTGGTTGGTGATAAAGTATTGCTTCTCTATAGGTCGAGCAATCCCATGTTCGATGCGTGCAGCCTGCTGTGCGTCATTCAATAGAAGTGATAGCCATGCGCTTGGTAAGCGTTGATGGCAGCCCTTCCAAGATACTGATGGCAGGATACCTACTAGGCCGGGTATGGGTATCGATTGTGATGATGTTTGAATAATGATTTGCTGGTTAGCATTGCACCCACATTTAAAGACACCGTTTAAAGCAATCAGCCAGGTAATACCTGGCTGATTGGGGATCGGGTGCTGCCCAGTTGCAATATGGTAGTTATTGAGGTTAGGAAGCATTCCACGCTCCTTTGATGACATCACCAACGGTTCGTGATGCAAGCCGTAAATCATCAAGAGGATAAGAATCCAAGCCATTAATCTGATAATAGAGATTGGTAATATTGCCTGCTGCTCGATTACTTTTACTGCCTGCTAAATGGGTATTGAACCGAGAGCCTGTGAGAAAAAGGTCAAGCATTGGCATTATCGTCGATGGGCTGGCTATTGCCCGTTTATCACTATCACCCCAACAAATTCCCCCATCGGTTGTATAGACATTTGGGAACGGGGCATAAGCTAATAGGGTCTCTTCTGATGGATATTCAGGCGTATTCAATGCCCAGATCGTATAGTCTCGCTTCCAACCGCTCCATATAAGCGGTGGGGTTGGTATGTGAAACGTCCCCCCAGATGCCCAATCGTCAAATGATAGCTTGATAACCCGTGGTGGCACATAGATACAATAATACGGCGATCCTTGAGCGATTCCATAGGCGAGGGTATTGGGTGGCAATAGACCCGTTGATGAAGGAACATTACTCAATACCTGCGCTACATCAGCTGCATCGATGGGATATGATGACCAACCTACTTTTGTTCGCTGTGTCAGAATGATGCAGTTTTCAAAAAAGTCGAGTTGCAGCTTTGGCGGGGTATCAAAAACCACTTCACGCGGGTAAGGTCGCGGCTTCTGTTTCATAGAATAACTCCATTAATGTAGTTGGCTCAGTAGAAGGATGATTCGCTAATACCACCGCAGCCGCGCCATAGATATGCACAAAAATATCGATGGTGGCTGATTCATCCCCATTTAAAAACTCGCTGAATGCCTCAAATTGATCAGCTAAATCACACCCAAACTTTTGTCGTTCAATAATCAATCCAACGGCTTCAGGATTAAGCCAATCAATATACATTGTGAAGCCCCCATCTTCATCAACTTCAGCCATGGCATAATCGGCAAATTCATTGCCGGTTATGCGTAAGGCAAATGGGATCAGCAATCCCAAATTGAATCCATGAATAGGGCTTTGGCTCAGGATGAAAAGAAACTCTTGCATATATCGCGCAAGCCTTGAAGGAAGCACTGGTATTTGCTTCAAGCCAGCAATGACATCAAACCCATCCTGCAACGCCAGTTCAAAATCACCTTCATGGGTTGCCAATGCAGTTTTCATGAATGGATACCGTAATATCCATGTTGCCAGATGATAATCGGTAGCAATTTCATAAAAACTAATCGGGAGACCATAAACGGCCAGCGGTGTTTCGCTAAACCATTTCTTCGCAACCGAAAAGCGCAACTCAAGGCTATAGCTATCGTAGAGTTCATCTTCATCGGTCATATCAGGCTGCATCAATGATCGCCAATCAAGGAACTCATAAAATTCCATGCTTGTGTGAATCAACGTCTCAATTTGGTAGGCCATGCGCACAAAGTAGCGTTTCCCTGCTGATAACGTCAATTGCTCATGCTTTATTTCTTCAAAGTACTTTTTGTCGTATAAAGCAGTTATGTGTATCCCATTAAGTACATGTGACCACATATCAAGCAACGTTGTATCAAAGAATGCGCATGGCTCAAGCTCGCTGACCTTTACCAGCCGAGGGGAAGGGTTAATGCGAGATCGTCGTCGCTTACGGGTAATGCAGGGAGTTCGATAAGCTTCATACATAGCGCAAATCCTTCCAGATTATCTTTCTTTTCAATAACGCGATTGAAATGGGTATCAAATCCTTGATCAAACACTTCCCCAACGGTAAGCATGCCATTGATAAGTTTTGCAAAGTTGGGGGGTAGCTCGGTCGTGAAATGATGCCAAGCTGGGGGCATGTCAGCTAATAGTGTGGCTAGGTCACTGGCTTTTGTGCCAACTTTTTTGACGAATTCAATGGTTTCATATTCTTCGCCATCAATAGTTCGCTTGCCCTTCGTCATTGAAGCATTGGCAACCGACGGATAGGTTGATGAGAGGTGGGATCGAATTGCTTCATTCTCCATGGTGCTCGGCACCCGAAACTCGTTCCCTTCGACAATGATGATCTTTGTATCTGCTGCCATGATTCACGTCCTTTATTTATGCTTGATTATCAATTTTTGGTTCGGCCATCAATTCCGGCGAAACAAACCCTAGTGCCTCTTGCTGCTCAGGCGTTAGCCACTTGGCTATCAACCTAGGGCTTATATTGCGATTGATTAAAAGATTGCGGGCCGCCGCTAGTTGGCCAGCCCGCAAATATTCCTGCACCTGAAGTTGTGTACCTGCAAGGTTAATCAAGGTCATTCCTTAATCCCCACTTGCTTGTACATATGGGCAATAATACGTTCAGGGTACACAAAGCACTTTTTTTCCTGATCGTATTCAGCCCATACTTTGGGCATGCTATAGAGATAGCGGCCCAGCCCGAATGCCGAGCAGGCCCGTTTGAACGCTTGGGCTACGGCAACTGTCGCTTTATTCGGGTCAGTTTGCTCGGCTTCGCCAACATCTTCACGAGTAATGCCCATGATGTTCAGCTGGCAAATAACTGCACCTGTGCCTAAGGGGCGATAGGTAACAGACCACTCACCACCAACCACAGCATCGAGTCGATCTTGATAGGCTCGCACTTCGGCATAAGCAATCGCTAAAGCACGAGTCTTATCCTTGGTCACAACAGTGGGCTTGATCTCGATAATATCCATGGGGAATGGAGTTTCAAGCTTGGGTTTGATAGTGGTGAATGGTTGTGTCATAATGATATTCATCCTATTCAGGGATTAAAACACTTCGGGATCTCATTGGGCTGCCTGCAATGCATCTCAATGCAAAACCCTTTCATATCTCGATAGGGCATTCGCCGAAACAACGATCGGACCAGCGGCAAACTAGGCGGTCGTTGTTAGTTTTCGAGACTGGATATGGTTGGCAACTTGTTGAAGCGCTGCTTCATTGTTTGCCAGCTCTATCCAGCTTTGAACGCCAGGATCATGCTGGGCTGCCTGCAACGCAGCCCGATGTTCCTCTTGCTCTTGTTTTCGCACCCGTTCCTTATAGGCTTCAATCGCTTCGGCTAGGGTCTCGAATTCGCCATCGGCGGTATAAATCCATGCAGCCATTAAGTATGCTCCTTCGTTTTGCTAGACAAGCTCTAATCCGCCGTTAGGGGATTGAAATAACTCCACTCGATAATTGGGAATGCAACGCAATCCAACCACCGGAATATCATCAAATACCGAGCGAACCGCACTTGATAGTTGGCGTTGAATGATTAATGCTTCCTCTTGGTCAAGGCGGCCAATTGCCAGCAAAACTTCTATCTCGCCGTAGTTCATGATGATTTTGTAGCCGCTCATTCGTAGGCCTCAGGGATAAAAGTGAAGGTCGCCCAAGCATGATCAATTGGCTCTTGGCTAGCCAAGAAAGCAGCCTCAGTTTTTGGGGTTTTGTTTGCTGCATAGGCACGCTTGGCAGCAAGATATACATCTATAACTTCAATCATGGCAGGATGCTTGGTCAGGTGATGAATCACCGCATCGCTATAGGCAACCGCCGTGCGAACCGCCTCAGCGTGCATACTGCTATCAAAACCAGCACAATGCAGCAGAGAATAGTGACCGCAAATCCAAATACTGGCATTGACCAGTAGACCAAACCTGGGTACCCAAACCGCTTGGGTTTTAATCTGAATATCATCGTATTCGCCATAGGTGCCAGCTTCATCAAAAACGATAATGGCTTTGGTGGTTACATCTACTTCCATCAATGTTCTCCATAAAGTTGATGGCTGCCCAGCTGGGGCAGCCATCGCACTAGCGAATCTGATTCATCCCTTGGTCAATGTCACCTTGAGTTATGGGCGGATAGTGTGGCTTTGGTTCGGGCCGCTTGCGTGATTCCGTTTGGGATGCTCGCAGCAGCGCCTTTGCCAGATTGCTAACCATCACGATCACCATGGCCAGCACCACTAGCCACACTAGATAGGCAACAAAAAGTAGGTATTCTGGGCCAATCAGCAAACACCACACGGCAAACCAAAAAACCACCGCACTAGCACCACTGATTAATTGCTGCTTGGGGTGCTTGATCAGCAGCGCGGTTGCAATGGCGCTGGCAATTATGCCGAGCATCGGTATAAAGCTCTCAATCATTAATTTCGCTCCATTGATGCTTGCACCGCAAACAAGTGCAAACATCATTATCAACGGTATGATCAGGGCATTGGCATTGGGGGCAACGTTCTTGATCACGCTTGGTCAGGTGATTTTGGATATGAAGCAAAAACCGCTGAGCTTCAAGATCAGCGGTTACTTCATACTCTCGGTTATTCGTCATCTTCGTCATCTTCATCATCAAAAGGCCCGGGATCGTCATAGGCATCAAGGCGATTTGCCTCACGTTCTTCAATGGCAGCCAAACGGGCCGCTTCACGCTCTTGGCTAGCAGCCAACCGTGCTGCTTCACGCTCTTGATGTTCCCGTTCAGTTTTTGCATTCCATGCAACAACGCGATTATTGAACTCACCCAAATCAAAGCCTTTAATATCATTGGCGCTTGGGGCATCGATCAAATCTTCGACATACACAAATTCGTTGGGGGTGGTTGAACACAACATCATGAGCCATGATGTATCAGGCAATGAATCGCGATGATCATCGTCTTGCAGACTAACCTTTTGATTCGCTTTTTCAGTGCATTTTTCCCATGGCCAACCACTCTGCTCTCGACTCCAATCCGAATAGGTATGACCGAGACTAGAACCTTTTAGCTCCATCACTGGGGGTTTTGTTTTATGGGGGACAATCGCAATAAGTTTGAGCCGCTGCGAGATATAAATATCAAACTTGGCACCATCATAATAATGTGGGCTTTGCCCATGCTGCATCAAGCGTTCGTCGATATGGGTATAAAGCTTGGCATTGATTTGTTCACGGAGTATATCGACCGCAGCACCAAAGTCATCGCCTTGGGCCAATGTTGCTTCAGCAGTGATTTCGGGCCGAGTGCTTGAATAATTCCCAAGATTGTGGGTTTCCCCAATCTTCACAATAACTTTGGTAATCTCCATTTGGGTTCCTTTCCCTAAGACTAGAATCTGCTACGAATCCTATTCTTCATCAGCGCTTGGGTAGTTACGCTCGATGGATTCAAGTGCTGAAACCGCAACAGCAGCAACTTGAATCAGTTCTTTGCGAATATTTGCCATTGAGGCATCGCGCCAGTGGTATTCGTTAATTGCCTGGGCAACTTCCCCTACTTCTTCCATCAAAATCGATAGCCATTCGATTAGGTGGTGATTTTGCTCACCCCATTTGCTATCTTGGGACTGTCGTTCGGCGGCAATAGCGGCCAAAATATCTGCTTGGCTCATCATCAAACCTCTATGGTGATTGAATGGATTGTGGGCAGGCCTACGTGATTTCCTGCCCGTTGATCGTGGTGCAGGATTGGCAACGGCGCGGCAGTTTGCCGAGGTGGGGTTGTCGCCCATAGCCTTGTGCAATTGGAATGCTGCGATCCTGCGCTGATTGCGCACGATGTTCCACGACTGCGTATTCAGTTGTTAAGGTATTCCTACTTGCGAACGTGCCGCTGTTCCCAACAACAGCGGGTGAGCATCGATACATAACGAGTTGCGCCACGCTGGCGCTGGTGAGCAGGTAGGTCTGCTCAGGCCATTAGTTGGTTATTCGGTATAAGCGACGGCAACGGTATAGGTATGGCGCTTTTCAGCAATGTCAGTTTCAGGGTCAAAGGCATAGGCGGTTGAAAGACTCGTTACAACGATGTCGGAATTCTCAAGCCATTCATTGACTTTCCGCTCTGCTTGCGCTGCTGCAAGGTAGGCATCATCTTCACGAGTAACCGAAAAAACTTTGATTTTGGCGGCCATTGAAAACTCCTGTTGGTGTGTGGTTGATAACCAGTTGCCGCTTACGCATGCGGCGCTGCACGCAGGCATGCAGCCGATGTGGTGAGCAGGTAGGACTGCTCAGGCCTAGGCAGCTTGTTGATAGGCAGGGGCCGTTGAAGCTTGAAGCAGCAGCTTGTAGGCTGCTCGATGCCAACACAGCGTGCCTTTGGCAAATGCGGTACATTGGCAAGTGTCATTCGCAATGTGGTAGAGAATCGAAGGATTAGAGCGGCTACGAATGGTCAGGCTTGAGCCATTCCACGACCAGCCAGGCAAGGACAATTCGCTAAAGGCTTTGTTGATGGCATTCAACTGAACTTTGTTCTTGGCATAGAGTTGGCGTAGTTGGCCAACCAATTGACCAATTACGAAGTAGCTTGGGGCTTGGGTAATCGCCGGTGGTGAAGATGTAGCCGGCTCGCGGGTCAATTCATCATCGAACGGTTCAAAAAATTCGTGCGCTGGCTGCTCTGGGAAAGCCCGTGATAGGATCTCATACCGCAGATCGTTCAATTTGTTGATAGCATCTGATTTTCTTGGGAAGTATCCAACCAATACGCCGCCGTTGTGGGCCACATATTCATGGCCTACACTGCAATGGGTAACACCAGTTGCCCCTGCAACAGGGCTACAGCATTGGCAATAGCACACGGGTGGCTGTGGCTGGCTAGTTGGTTTTTTCTTAGCAGGCTTGATTGGGGCAGCTGGTGCAGCTGGGGTTGGGTTAAGCTCTTGGGCTACTTCATCAGCATAGCCAATCGCATCTTGGATTAGTTCAGGAACAAAGACCTCGTAATAGCGGCAGCCAATGTGTTGAATGGTCATGTTGGGGGTTGAGAGAAATGCACTCCAGCCATGGTTGTTGTGCTCAAGCCACAATGTAATGCCAGCAGCGGCATGGCTTGGGGTGGTCAATTCTCGACGTGTGGTTTCTTGAGGTTGCATATATTTCACTCCTGAAATTCATATCTGAAATATAAATCATATTTGAAATGATGTCAATAATGAATTACAGATATGAAACACGAATTCCGAAAATTTCGGAATTTACTGGAGTAGTATCTAAGGCAAAAATAGGATTTAGCCCATAAAAAAGCACCATGGGCCGACTGGCTCCATGGTGCAAGGGATTAATCTAGGATGGTCTATTGTTCAGCCATTTGTACATCATCAATATTCCATCGGTTATTCCCTTCATAGGTTACTTTACAAACCCAAACAAATTCCACTTCAAGATTAAACGAGTTCTTCGCCTTGACTGTCGATTGGACATACCAAGTTAGATCGCCTTCCTGCACGGTTTGATAATCGAACCATGGGAAATCAGCGGTCGATGGATGGGTAAGGCGTTGCTTGACTGCCTGCTTACAAACATCAATAGCGCCAGCCTCAGTTGCAAGATCAGGAACCGCCGTAGCGGTTGGACGCGGTGTCACCGTTGGTAATTCTGCCGTCTCACCAATCGCTCCAAACTTCACAGCATCGATTCCCTCAAGCGTAAACCATAGCTCATTAATGTCTTGGGGAATATCAAAAGCAATCGCCCACTCTTCGCGTTCACCACGCTTAATCGTCTTCCCACCTAAATCGCCGATCGAGGTAACATTGAGGCGTTTTGCCGCTTGGTTGGAAGCATTCCGGTCTAATTCAATTGTTTTAGTATCTGTTCGTACCTTCAATTCTTGCTTACCAATCAGGTGGTCATCGCCCTTGTTGGTTATTGTCCCATGGACAACCAGCCACTTACCAGTTGCCGCTTCGCTAAAATCATTCGCAATGCTGATATCGAGGATGGTAATTTCCCATTGGCCAATCGGGTTGCTTTGGCCAATCTCTGCTACGAATGGAGTTGCTGTTGGGGGAAGCGGAGTGTTGGTTGGCACTGGCGTATTTGTTGGCCGAGCTTCTTCAGTCTGGGTAGCCGCAATCGCAATAGCTTCCTTCGTGGCGTTGGCATTATCCTGCTCGACGGTCGCCGCAATCGCAACCGCCTCACTGGTTGCATTCGTATTGTTTTGCTGGGCGGTTGCCGTGACATTCGCAACTACAATGGCCGTAGCCGTCTGCTCGGCCTGTAATTTTGAGCCTTGCCGATAGGCCAAGCCCAAGCAAGAACAAACAAACACGACACTCGCAATCGCAATCCATTTAATATTTTTGCGCCAGCCCGGCTTGTTTGGTGGTACTTGTTGCATATACGGTTGCATCGGTGGTTGTGGGTATGACATAGCGTCTCCTAAACAAAGCGTTTCCTGATCAAGTTAGGTACAATTCAGACCCATTTTTTGGATCGTGATGGAGTGAATTAAGCTTTTTGTCGGATTTCGTATGAATGGATACATAAAATAAGGGGGTTATTTGAGGAGAATGCAGAGGAGAGCCAACCCCAGCCCAAACAATAGCCAAGCAGCTCGAACATGCCCACGGCTATAAGCAAACAGCGTAGTCGATATTCTCCCTACAACTAAATGAAGTGGCTCTATGATGCTGCAAGTTATTGAGGTCGTCAAGGGGTATTCACGCAAACTAAAAGCACCGTGGGCTAGCTAGCTCTACGGTGCTTTTAGTTTACAGAAGTCAGTCAGAAAACCTGCTAAATATGGGCGAAATAATTGTAATTAGCAGTCATATTAGCATTAAATGACTTTGCCAAATAATCACAATATGGCTCCATAACTTTAGGGCTATAGTGCGTTATTATTTCACCTTCCGTCGATACACTAATTAAACCTACATTCGACTTATGAAATTTTTCAAGATGCTTCAATGCTCGATGAACAAAGGCCGCATCCATAATGACATAAGCTTGCTGTACAAAGGAACGATACCGATAAGCCTGAATTAAAGCTTTCTGCCAATGCGATAGCTTTAGTTCACAAGCAATGCTAAGTAACTCGCTAGCGTTGGGATCCTTGGGTGAGATATAGGTAAGATCGGGAATCCCAAAATACCCTTTCAATTGCTCGATGAGCCGTGCATCATTACTAACTCCTAAGGCCTCTGGTAAGTTAGTCAGTGACAAAATACATTCTGTCATCTGCTGCTCGGTCGTGAAGGGCATAACATTGCTCCTTAGTGGTTTAGGAAATTATCTGCTACTGCGCCATCCTTTTTTGTTTGCGAATAGGTTTATTGCTGTTAACCATGGATAAAGATGTTTCCCGTCGCTATCACTGTCAAGTGCCACCCCCTTATCAGATAAATTTTCAAAAAGTATTATAGCATCCTCTATTATACCACGAATTTCCTCATACCTTTTATTAAGATCTAAGTTCTTGATTGTACTAAGTTGGTTATACATAGAAAAAAGATTATGTTGACTTATAAGTTTATCACCTTTATGTGAGCTAGGGAAAGAATATTTATTTTGCTCAAAAAGAATAATTTCTTCTTCTCTCTCATCACTGATTTTTGATATTTCATCAATTATAGTGTTTCTGTATATATTATTGATATATTGAAGTAATTTTGGAGAATATGTTCGATAGATTCTAGTATTACTATTACCTCCAGTATCATTTTCTTCTTTTTGTTCAAAATTTTTAATATTAAAAATCCTAGTAGTTTCAAATGATCCTATCGTTATAATAGTTGGATCAGCGATAGAAAGTATTATTGATTCAACATTAACATATCCAATTACTACATCCATTTCGTTATCTCGAAGGTCATCTATAAAATCCATTAACTTTATCAAGAAATCTAGATCATTTAACTGTTTAGGTTTCTTTTTTCTGTCTATTATAAGATATACACCAGAAATATCCATCATTCCTGTAGTCCAATCCAAGATTCTATTTTTGAATTCATCATCTTTTAACATTGCCTCATTGAGTATTATTTGTACTAATATTTTTGATCGTACATTTTTTGCTAATATACTATCCATAAATGGCTTGCCAAAAATATCTTCATATTCTGTAATAAATCTTGCTGGTGTTCCTATCTGATGCCGAGCTGGAATAACACAATATTCAAAATTATTAGCTATTTGATAATCAACACACTTATTAGCATCAAGAATTGACTGTGTGCCAATATATTGCTGAGTTTCAAATTCATCACCACTATTTTTTCTTGGGAAAAAATCGTATGTTGCTAAATCACCAAGATCGGTACCAGGCAGAAAAAATTGTGGATCAAATATAGACTTAGATTTTTCAAGAGGGCTTAATGTTTGAGTGTCACTATCAGTCATATGTCTAGGGCAAAGAATAAGACCATCGCCTATGTTATCTTGACGAAGTAAATCTATATTCCACTTGAATCGAAATCCTAATTGATGATAAATTTTAAGTGCCATTTATTCTTCTCCTATACAATTACTCAGTGCTTCAATTAATTTTTCAGGTGTTCGATAGCGTTTATGCGGATGTCTGGCTAGCATTTTTTCTAAGACTGGCTTTACTGTAGACATTTCTTGACGATCAAAAAACTCTTTCTGCCATATACAAGCATCTATATTTGCTGCAATACTGCCAAGATTACCTTTAGCCGTACCAACGACATCTGGATGGAATGGATGATATCCATTCAAAAGTAACTGGGCTAAAATAATACCTAGATTAAATTGGTCAGTCCTATGGCCAATTAATGCTTTGCCATATTCAATGTATCGCAACTGCTCTGGTGCTGCGTATTGTTCTGTACCAGGTCCATTAAGACCTAACTTTGTTAGAGTATTTCTATCAAGTAATCTTGCAATTCCTAAATCAATAATTCTTGCATCACCGTTAGGAGTAATCAATATATTATCCGGCTTAACATCACGGTGTACGATATTACGTTTCCAAAGCTCTTGAAGACCAGTAATAATATCGATCATGAGGTGTACGGCTTTTGGAATATCTGTATAGTTTTTAATATTCTGAGTTAATGATGTAGATTCAATATATTCTTCGATGATAACAAATCGTTTATTAGTTTCCTCATTGAACTCATAGTTTTTAGGATAATATTTCGACTCAATATCTCTAAGAACCTCAACTTCACGCATAATTCTTTCTATCTCGACAGGCTCATCATAAGCGCCAACCTTAAGAACGGCTTTTCCTGGACCCTGATAGTCAATCAAATATACTTGCTTTTGCCCTCCTTTTAATAAAAGCTGGGCGGATGGATATTTATACAAAATATCTTCAAACTGGTTAGAATCCATATGCAACCTCGCTAGTATAAGAAGAGAGCAGTTATTAAGTTTTGTTAACTGTATTACTATGCTAGGTACAGTTTCTAGCACCACAAAGGCACTATCCAAGCTCGTTGTAATCAAATTTTCATGTTCGGGGATGACAAAAAATGGTATACTCGCTCATACTTTGCTTATGTATGGGGATAAGAGATGAAAAAGATAAACAATGGAACTTGGGCGTGCCTCATAATATTTATGTCATCCACCCTTTTTGAAATGTTAGATCAACGAGTTTTTTTTACTGGAATAGCCTGTCTCCTTTTATTAATCCTGCTAGTTGAAGAAAAAGATTCTTTGGTAAAGCAAATCTTAGCTTATCTACGCGAACGTCTTAGCGATTCCGATCAAGCAAACTTTGTCCATAGCCTAACAACCGATCAAGGGAAGAAGGATCAAGCGCCTCCAGCTGCTGAATAAGTTTCAGCGCCTCAGAAACTTTATTATCCTTTTTTACATCTGCAATAAATTCATCTATTGCAGATGTTGTTTCTCGATTAATCCAAGAAATGGCTAGATTGCGTCCATCTTCTTCAGTAGCACTAGCATCAAGTAATAACTGGGCAATATGCTCGGCATTCCCCTTAACTGCTCTAACAACTGATAATAACAATGATCCTCTTGTATCAATCTCTCCTTTTTCTATTCTCATTATTTGAACATTGTTAGTTCCAGCCTCATGGGCAACGTCATCACGCGATAAGCCAATGGCTTCTCGTAGTGTCCAAAGATATGCGCCTGTTGCAATCATACTCATAGTCCCTAGTATATCGTGCCTAATTCAAAAATGAAATAATCATATTTGAATTTCAAATTTGACAAATCTAAGTTATTTCTATAATATTTCATATATGAATATCGTATATGAAATGAGGTTAGGATGACAATTCCACCTAAACCACACCTCGAAAAATTCCGAGAATGCCTAAAAGAAATACCGTTACAAAATTTGTCCCAAGCCACTAGGTGGCGTTATGCAAACGGTGATTTACCAAAGGGCATCTTATGGCTACTAAATCATCCCCAGTTACTCCGTGCCTTAGCTGACGATGCTGAACGCAACCAAATCTCAGAATCCACTACACCATCCTACTAGGGATAATCGGATTTGTGACAACGTGTGTTTCAATCCCTTTGTTTCAATCCCTTTTCAAGGATTCGAGGGCAAGATGCTTTACACAATTTTGACAGCCATCATAGCAGGTCTTGCCTGTGCCGTGCTGATGGTTTCCATTCATGGATTGCTCTGGCATCGCCATTGGCGGCTGTCACGGCCACAAGCCTACATCGTTGGCACAGCCTGTATTGGCATTGTGCTCACCATCTGGGCGCTATTACTCAACCAACCAGCAACGATTATCGGTTTTTGGGCGATTGCTGGCTTGGCTGGCTCGGCTGATTTAGTAGCTTGGTGGATTCGGTCGCGCTTACAACGAATTGAAACTGAGGCCGAGGCTGCGGGTTTTGTCCGTGGCCAAATTGTTGGGTTGGATAACGATGGGCAAAACTAAGCAAGACGAATTAATAGGCCTAGTCGAAGATGCAACCGCGCTAAACAATGAAATAGGCGATGCACATAAGCAAATAGCACTGCGCAACAGCGGTATGAGCCGTGAAGCGCTCGATGAACTTAAGCACGCCGAGCAGAGCCGGCGTAAGCAACAAGGCGTGTTGCACATTATTCGCCAAATGGTGGCGAAGCGTGCAACCGATTCTTCTGATCATGGAAAGTAGGCGTTGTATGGCACCACAATCTGATCGTATTCAGGTGCGCTGGCGCAACGGGTGGACTGCGATCCCCCATACCATCCTGCGTGATTCGCGATTATCGCGCAGTGCGCGGTTACTCTGGGGCATTCTTGCATCGTATGCGGGAAACGAAGAAGCTGCATGGCCCCAACAAAAAGACCTGGCCCAGGCATGTGCTGAAGGGGACACAATACCCCATATTCGCACAATTCAGCGCTGGCTTAAGGAGCTTGAAACCTATGGCTGGTTGGCCTCAATTCAAACCCGCCATGGCAATATTTATGAACTCTTTGAATCCCAGCAACGCGACACCCGTGTCGAAGAGGCGACACCAGTGTCGTGTCAGACACGACATCAGGATCGCGTCGGAGGCGACACCAGTGTCGTGTCAGAGGCGACACCAGTGTCGCATGGTTTAATTAACAAGAATCAATTAATAAGAAATAATAATACTACTCCTGCTACGCAGCAAAAAAATAACTACCACACAGAAACCTATCGGATACTTCGGGATCGGCAAGTTTGGACTGCCAAGAAACATGCCCATGAGCCGCTTGAAATAATTCAAGCCTATCTTGACCATGTTGGGCCAAACTACCCCGCCGCCCAAATTGCCATTGACCTCAAGGCAGGCGTTCACCATCGCCTGACTAATCCTGAGCCAGCAACTGCACCACCAACTGAACCAACCAACGATGATCGGCGGCCTGAATGGATTGGGGCCGAGCAATGGCAAGGCCTGACCTCAAATCAACGTGATGCCTTGCAATATGCCCAACTGGTTGATGGCCGAATTCAGGCCCAATACGACGATTGGACTGACATGATCTACAAGCGCTGGGGGCCATTGGCCAACCGCCTTGTTGAGGCTGCGGGGAGGACGCAATGACCAACATTTGGGAACGTGAAGAAACGATCACCTGTGAGCGTTGCCAAGATAGTGGCGTGCTCGGCTATCGCTATAGCGATGATAAAACCCGTAAGGCGATTGAGTATATTCCTTGCGACTGTCGCAAACCAACAGCATCAAGCCATCATGGCGATTTAACGTTAGTGGCTAATAAGACCTTTGAAACCTTTGTGAGTTTGCCACAGGTAGGCTCGCTGGCGCAGGCATGTTTGGATTATGCCAGTGACCCCAAAGGCTGGCTATTACTTTCGGGGCCATATGGTTGTGGCAAGAGCCATCTAGCTGCTGCGATTGCCCATGCTGTCGTTGCCAGCGGCAAAAGCGCCATGTTTTTCGTAGTGCCTGATTTGTTCGATGCCTTGCGCGAAACCTTCGATGGCCAACAAGGCGAATCGTTTCAACAGCGATTTGATCGCATTCGCAATGTCCCCCTGCTCGTGCTCGATGATGCTGGTACTGAGCACCTTACCAGCTGGGCCAAAGAAAAACACTTTCAGCTAATCAATCATCGCTATAACCGCGAGCTACCAACGGTGTTTACCACCAACGAAGACATGAAGCGCTTTGATGGGCGCATTGCCAGCCGCTTGGCTGACGTTGCACTGGTTGAGCACTTAGACTTCACGGGCATCGCTGATTATCGCCGGCTAAACTTAGCCAAGCGACGAGGTAAGGCCGCATGAATCGCATGAATAAACACCTCGTTCGTAAAGTATGGGCGGCTGTTACCAAAAGCCCACAAGCTTCAATTCAAGAGTTGGCTACGGCTGTTGGCATTCCATACGGCCCATGCCGCCGTTCCCTGATTGATCTCAAACGCCGTGGCTATATTGATTTTCCTGATAACACCGTCCGCGCCCGAACGATTCTTATTCCATTATGGGAAGGTCGCAATGCAAGCACTATCAACACCCATTGAACGAGGCCAAGCCGATGGGCAACGTGAAACCGTTGTTCAAGCCTTTGCAGCCTTGTTGGTTGCATTGATGCTTGACAAAGAGCATGAAGCGGATCAATCATCTGCACAACCGCCTCAATCGAAAGCAGCGTAGAAGGGATTATTCATGCGAGCCGTTATCTATACGCGGGTTTCAACCCGTGAACAAGCTGAAAACAGCAGCCTTGCAAGCCAAGAGCGTGATTGTCAGGCCTATGCGCAACGCCATGGTTGGCACGTTGTGCAGGTCTATCAAGATGCTGGCAAGAGTGGCCGCAATGCTGATCGTCCCGCGTTTATGCAGCTTCGTGCAGATGCCGCTCAAAAACCACGATGCTTTGATGTTGTCTTAGTTTGGAAACTCGACCGCTGCGCCCGTAATACTTCGCTCCAGTTGCGGGTGGTTGATGAATTCCACGCGCTGGGGATTCAACTCATTTCAATTACCGAGCCGATTGAGATGGATACCGCCGCTGGCCGTTTCAATCTCACCATGTTGGGGGCTGGGGCCGAACTGTATAGCCGGCTAACAGGGGAACGGGTCGCACGCGCCCGCCGTGCAGCTGCGGAATCAGGCAAGCTACCTGGCCCAGTGCCAACTGGCTACCAACGCAATGATCATGGCGTACTCATTCCTTCAGTAGATGCCGAACATCAACGCATGCTGTTTACACTCTATGCTACAGGTTTGTATAGCTTCAGCACCATCGCCGATGCCATGAATCAACGGGGGGCGCGCGTTTGGAATACCCAGCAAGGGCGCTATGTTCCCTACACCAAAGATAACGTTGCATCGATGCTGCGTAACCAAGTCTATATTGGCAAAGTGAGCTATAAAGGACAAACCTATGCTGGCCAACACGAAGCGCTGATTGATCAGAAGACATGGGATGCGGTACAAACCTTGCTTGATCGGCGCGGCCAAAAGCGCGGTTGGACACCCGTGAGCCAAGGCCGTGGGCTACTCAGCGAAATTTTATTTTGTGAGCAATGTGGCAGCCGCATGTGGCAACACTACAAGCGCACAACCAACGTTGTGTATTATGAGTGCAGCCAACACCGCTACAATCAATGCCCGATGTCTATGGTACGCAACGATGTGATTGATCAGCATATGATTGCGGTGCTCGATGCTTTGGCGTTTCCCAGCGATTGGAAGCATGACATTCTTCGGGTTGCGCAGCAACAGTGGTCCGCACGCCAACAACCAGCACCCGAAGCACCCAATGTTGAAGCCGAGCTTGCCGCACTCAAGCGCTTATTTCTCAACGATCACATTCGGGCTGATGAATATGAGCAGCGCAAATCAGCGTTGTTGGCCCAAGCGCAAACACCACGCCAAAAGCCAGCTGCATCCTTTAACATGGAGCAGGCTTTCGATTTGTTGGAATCAATTAGTTGGACATTTAAGCAGAAGGGGGCATTAGCCGAGAAGCGCGTAGCTTTACAATCACTCATTGCAGCCGTTTGGGGCACAAAAAAAGGGATTGTCGCCTACCAGCCACGAGAACCATTTCTAGAACTCGTAGCAAGTTTGCAACAATCCCGCTTGGTGAGCCGGGTGGGGATCGAACCCACGACCAGCGGATTAAAAGTCCGATGCTCTACCACTGAGCTACCGGCCCAACGCGTGAGAGTATAG